GATCAGGGCCTGCATGGCAGCAGGCGGAATGCGCTGGCCGTAGGACTTTTCGACCTCGGCCACGGCCTTGCGCACGACAGCGCGCAGGTTGCGCCGCTCGCTGCCGCTGGCCGGTACATCCTTGGGCTTGTCGACCGACTGGATCATCGTCTCGGCCGCGAGCACCATGTTGGACTTCCTGCGAGTCTTCGCATCGAAGTCCGCACGGTTGGTCTTGTAGTCCTTCTCGTGCGCTTTCTTCACCTGGCGCGCCAACTCGATGGCGGATTCCTGGCTGGTGCGTGCGCGCTCGATCAAGTCCTGGTCGAACTGCTCGGCGAAGACGCCGTCGGTGCCACCCTCGTCGAATGATTTGCGGAAGCGTTGGAGCTGGCCGGCGAACTTCTCGGCGTCAAACGCACGCAGGCTGCCAGACAGCCGGCCGATGGTGCGCATGAACCACATGTCCATGGTCACCGGCTCGAAGTTGCCGTTCAGGTTGGAGTAGAAGCCGAAGCCGATCTTGGGGCCCAGCACCGAAGAGCCCAGCACCTTCTCGTCGACCAGCTCCCCGCCAGGCTCGAAGCCGGCCTGGTTGAGCTCACCGATGGTGAACTCGGTCACCAGGAAACGGCGCAGCATGTCCGGCCCCATCTCGGCCAGCATCTCGTTGACCAGCTTGAAGTTGCTGACCATGGCCTGCGACGAGTCGCCCTCGCCCACCTCCGGGAACCGGCGGCCGGCAGGGTCGGCCGAGCTGTTGCGGAAGGCGTCGTACTGGCGCATCGTGAACTTGAGGTTGTTCTCGACGTTCAAGCCTTGCGACGTGATGGCCATGGCCACGCGGAAAGCCATCTGCGCGTTGCGGTCGTTGCCCAGCTCCGGGTACTTCACCGCGGCCATGGCCAGGGTCCTGGCGATCGTCTCGTCGTACCACTCGAGCGCGTTACCGCTGGAGCGGATGGCCGCCAGCGTCTCGGCCGCCATCAGCTTGGCCAGGGCGTCTTGGTCCTCGGGGTTGGAGATGTCCAACAGGCGCAGGCCGGACTGCCGGCGGCGGTCCTCGAGGAACTGCACCACCTCGGGGATGCCGCCCTTGAGCGGCGCAACGAAGGCGCGGTCCTTGGGCAGGCCGGTCTGGTATGCCAGGGAGGTGGATGCGAGCTCGGACGCGGACAGGCCAAGCTGCTTGCCGATTGCGGTGGCGATCTCGGTGTTCACCTTGGGCGCGTCATTGAGCGCCTTGATCACCTGCTTGGCATCGTCAGCCTTGAAGACTACCGCATCCCCGGCGGCGGGGGTACCCTTGGCCACGCCGCGCGTGAGAAACTTGATCCGATCGACATCGCCGGATACCGTGATGCGACCCTTCTTGTCGGTCGTGTATTCGTAGTCGCCGGCCTTGGTTGACAGGTATAAGTCTTGTGATACACTTTCGGTGTCAGGAGTCCCTTCGATGAAACTTCCAGCCTCCTTCCCGCCCGGCAGCGAATTCTTCGCTTCGTTCTCCGGCGACGAATTCGTGACCTTTCCTGACGGCCGTGTCTTCAAGCTCGCCGACTCTGGCGATGAGCTGATCGCAGCCAAGTCGCTGCCGGCCAGCGGTGCCCCCATGTCGGAAGCTGCCTTCCTCGACTGCGCTGCCGGCTGCCGCAAGTTCGCTGCTGAGTAAGCGGCGTCGTAGAGCCCGCGCATCGCGTCATAGATCTCGGCCCGCAGCGGCGATCCTTCGGGTTGCTCGCGGGCCGCTTCGTACAGCTTGTGACCCTGGTTGTCCTTGGCCGCCAGCATGGCGGGCGTGTTGATCTGGATCTCGCCGACCGTGCCGTTGGGCATCCTGATGTTGATCAGCACGTCCGCATAGCCGCCAAAGCCCTGACGATCCGCGGTTGACACGTTCTCGCCGGACACGCCGGCACCGGCTCGGTCCTTGATCCGCACAACATCGAACTCTTTGCGGATCTCATCGATGATCGGCAGCGCCTCGCTGTAGTCCTCGACGACGATCGTCGAACGCAGCAGGTCCTTGATGTTGTCGACCTGGAAGCCCTCTTCAACGGCCAGCTTCTCGGCCGCGCGCTTGATGCCTTTGATGGGCGCGAGCATCTGACCGGCCGCGCCGGTGCGGGCGGCGATGTTCAGAATCTTCTGGTCGAACTCGGGCTTCGCCTGCTCGGCCTGCTGCATCTTCGGGCGCAGCAGGATCTCAGCGCGCAGGCGGTCCTGGGGCGCAACCTCCACCGGCTTGCGCTCGGCGTAGTACTTGGCCACAAACTCATCGGCCTGAGCCACAACCTCGGGCGGCACCGACTCATTGAGTGCGGCCGTCATGTCGCGCTGCTTGTTGAAGTTGTCGGTCTTCGGGTTGTAGTCGGCAACCTTGACGGGCTCGCGCGCCTTCTCGCTGAACATCAGCGGCGCACCCGTGACGTCGACGTTGTCGTCGTACTTGGCGTTCTTGGCCAGCACCAGCGGGCCAACCTGAATCACCTCGTCGGCAGCCACCACCGGGCGCATCGAGTCGCGGTCGTAGAAGTAGCTGTGCCGGAACGGGTCCATGCCGACTTGCGTCCACTCGGGCGACTTCATGGCGGCCTGCGCCTTGACCTTGGCTTCGGCCGGCGTGATCGGCTTCCACTCGCCCAGCACCGTGGCGATCGTCCCCTTGGACGTGCCCTGCGCGATCTTCAGCGCGCTGCTCTGACGCATGCCGAAGGTGGCGTTGCTGATCGACGCGACCGACTCGTAGCCCACCGTGGGGCCCGCGTCGTAGGCCGCCTGCACGCTGCGGTTGGTGGTCTTGGGACGGTGCACCGTCACCACCCAGGCGTCGTGCTCCTGGTACGACGGGATGTCCAAGCGGAGCTGCACCATCTCGCCCTGCGTCAGCTCCTTGCTCGGCAGGCCGTACTTGGCCGCCTTCTCGACAGACTGCCCGCGGCCGTTGGCCAGCGCAAAGCGTGCGGTTTCCGCCGGCGTGATGTCGGGCAGCTCCTTGTAGGGGTACACCGGGCGCGCCTCGTCGACGACCTTGCTGTACTCCTCGCGAGTGATGCGCCCCTCTTGCAGATCCTGCAGCGCCACCTGCAGCGCGGGCGTGCGCTTGAACCGGTCGGCCGACACGTCCGCGATGCGGCTGGCCTCGATGTTCTTCTGCTCGGCCCGGTTGGACATCTGCACATCGCCCACCAGCGCGGTGTCGGGCTTGAGGCCCTGAGCCTGCATGGTCTCGGCGTAGGCAGTGGTCAGCAGGTCGCGAGCCTTGACGACATCCTTGATGTACTTGTTGACGAAGGCATCGCCGTACTGTTCGCGTGTGCCAGTGATGACCTGGTTGAGCTTGGTGAGGATGACCTTGGCCACCTCGCCGAACTCCTTGTTGCCCATCTTGTCGCGCAGGTCTTCCCAGAAATCCTGCCGCTTGCTGATGGCCTGGGCCATCATGGCCGGAGCTTCCTCGTCGAACCGGTCGGCGGTGTAGCCGAACTCGCGCAGGAACTCGCCCTTCTGGTCCTGGTTGAAGGTCTCCAGCAGGGCCGTGTTAAGGGCCTTGCGGCGCTCGGCCGGCAGGCTGTGCAGGCCCTCGTGCAGCACCAGCGACACGGGCGCGTCGTCCGCGTTCGCGTCGATGAACAGGTGCTTGCCGCCCAGCCGGTTGATGAGGCCGTTGGGCATGGCTGCGGTGTCGCCGGCCGTTGCCTTCACCACCGTCAGGGTGTTGCCCAGCATGCGTGCCACCGTGCTGGCCACGCGCTGCGAGTCGGTGAGCTCGGCCACCGGCACGGCGTCGACCGTGACGTTGCGCTTCTGCTGTAGCTGGGTCTGGACCTGCTGGAATGTCGGGGCCGGCGCGGGCAGCGCCAGCTTCAGTCCGGCACGTTCAGTATCAGACAGTTCAACTTGGGCGGCGGGGGCGGGTTGACCGGCGGTTGCTTGGGCACCGAGGACTTGGCCTGCTTGCGGTGCTTGCGGTTGCCCTTGCTGGGCTTGATCGGCTTGAGTGCCAAGGGTCGTCTCCTGCGAATAGCCGGCCAGGCGGAACTTGCCGCTGGGCATCTGCTCGATGGACCAGGTTAGATCCGAGTACTTGCGCTGACGCCCAGGCAGCGCCTGCTCGGCGTCGCCCTGCGTAGCGTACCCGTCACCCCGTCGACCGGTCCAGATCTCGAGGGGCTGGATATCAGCATTGACATTTCCTGCGACAGCGGCTTCTGTGCGGGCCAGCAGGTCCGCATCGGTCGCGCGCTGCAGCGGTCGGTTTAGGCTGGCAAGCGGTTGGCCGGCCGGGCCTCCAGTAGCCAGAGCCGATGCATCATCGGCTCGAACTCCGGCGGCAATTCCTGCCTCTCCCCCGGCGGCACCAGGAACGCCACGTCCTGCAACGCCCACGCCTCCGAGAGCGAGATTGCTCCCGAGATCACTGCCTCCTGCAGCCAGTCCTCCAGGTACGCCTGCTGAGCTGACATCTGGACCTCCAGGTACGGGAACGACAATGTCCACCAGACCGGCGCGCTTGGTTGCCGACTCTGGCGGAGTGAAGTTGGTGACAGTGGCCGCCGGGCTGATCAGGTTTGAGCTGCCAGGCTCGGTCCGCAGCATGTCAATGGCTATGGCTTGAGAGCCGACATCGCCCACCCTGTCAAACGCACGGCCTGCAGCATCGATCTCGCGAGCAATCTGAACATTCGGATCGTAGGCACCGCTGATTGCGCCGGCCGCCTGGGGCGTACTCAAAACGCCGCCAGCTGCAGCGCCAACCACAGCGGCCTCGGCCAGGCCCTTGGTAAGCTCGATGTCCTTGCCCTGGAAGTACTTGTCCAGCACGTTGCCGCCGAGCTGGGCGGCGGTCTCTTCGATCGCGTTGGTCAGGGTATTGGCTGTGATCGCCCCACCGGCTTGCAGCATGCGCTGGCCAGCAACGGCCAACACCGTGTTGGCCTTGACGGGTGACATGCCTTTGAGCACGTCGCCGATCTTGTCAAACACGCCCAGCGGCAGCATCTCTGTGCCAATCTCAATCGCGCCCTTGGCCAGGGCAACGCGAGAGTCGTCGCCCTCAACGTAGCTCTGACCGGCCGCGGTCGCGCCCATGCCTGGCAGCAGCACGGCACGCAGCGGCGGCACCATGGCGGCGGCAAAGGACTGGGCAATCTGCGGAGAGTTGGCAGCCAGCTTGGAAATCAGCCACGGCGCGAACTCATCGCGAGCGATGGCCACGCTCATTTCCTGCTTGCCGATCTTCGGCATGTAGTCGCTTGCGGCTTTAGTCAGGTACTCAGTGCCAAACGCTGTCGGCGCGCGCGGCAGTTCGTCCATGCCCAGCGCGCGCAGCACTGGGTTGACCGCTACCTGATTGAACGCATCGGCGGCCACCGACGGGAAGTTGATTGCGCCACTGATCAGGCCAGCGGATCCTGCTGCGATGGAGCCAAGGATCGGGTTCTCTTTGGCGAAGCGCTGACGGCCCTCGGCTTCGAGCTCTGCTTCGATGCGCTTGAGGTCCTTGTCCTTGTTGGCCATTGCGATCAGATCGCCGAAGCTCTGCTCGCCACGCTCGTCCATGGCTTGCACAACCTTCTGCACCTGTCGGTTGGCCGGTGCGACCGCGTCGCGTGTGCCGCGGGTGCTGCGCACCACGTCGGCCTGACGGGCGGTCTCCTGGCTGATCGGGCCCGCGCCATAGGAAAGACGCTTGTCGATCTCAGCCTGGCGCTCCTGCTGCGTGGCGACGTAGCCCTCCAGCACGCTGCGCCCCTGTGGCGGCGACATGATGGCCGACATCAGGTCGGAGCCCATCGGATCGCTGGTGACGAAGTCCTGACGTGCGGGGGCTGGCGCAGGGGTCGGTGCGATAACCCGCTCAGGCTGGCGCTCGTATGCCATCGGCGGATTGATGAACCCGCGGCCGCCGCCGGCGTTCCGGGCTGTCTCGGCAAGGAACTGGCCTAGCGCAGCCGATAGGTCTTCTTCAGGGACCCGAGGGGCAACGACCTGCTCAAAGTATTGCCGGCGAGCCTCCTCTTGTTCGTCGAACGAGAGGGCCTGGAATGCGGAACTTGCCGCTACGTCAGACCACTTCTTTGCCATGTTCAGTTCCAGAGGTTGCTGTAGTTCCGAGTCCCTGTGGTGCCCCGATTATTGCCCGGTGCAGGGGCCCCGGGGTTAGGGGTTGTCGCTGCTGGAGCGGGAGCGGTAGTGCCGGCCTCCCAGGCTTTGCGGGCGGTGAGCAGCTCGTCAAGCTCGTCCTGCAGGCTGGTCTTCTGATCGCCGAACGCCTTGCCGATCTGTGTGCGCAGCGTGCGCTCGCGCTGGGTGAAGTCGGACGCAGTGCGGTAGTCTTGGCCGCGAACCTTGACGCTTTCAGCCCTCTGCTTCGCCGTGTTGGCGTTCTGCTGCAGGATGTCCAGGCGGCGATTCGTTTGCTCTGCCTGTACCCTGCTCTCTTCAGCGCGGCGATCTTCACGCGCATCGGCACGGTCCTCGCGGCGCTCTTGACGGGCGCGCTCGTTCTTGTCGCGGATCTCTTTGAGCGTGGCATCACGATCAGCCTGGTAGGCCCGGATCACGCTGGAGTGCGCGCCGATGTCCATGGCCGCCTGGGACAGGTCGCTCGCCGACTGCAGGCGCTGCTCGTCCGCCGACAAGTTGCGGCCGACAACACCGGTGCCGGCGTACAGATCGCGCAGCTTCGGGTTGTCCTTGAGCATCTGTTTGAACTGCTCGGCCGTGGTCGATGGCGCACTGCCCTCGATACTTGCCGAAGCAGCCGCCAGGCGCTCGGCGTCTTGCGTGAGGCGCTGCTCTTCGCGCGCCGCTCCAATTTCGCCGGCCCTGGTTCGCGCGGCCTGGCTATCCTTGATGACGCGCTGCTGCAGCGCCTCTTCACGCGCAGCGTCGCGCTCGGACTTGATCCGGTCTGCTTCCTCGAGGCGCTTGATGTAGTTCGCTTCCTTGCGATCCTCTTCTTCGCGCCGGCGCTGGTCCTCGATGTCGCGCATCATCAGGCCACTGACCGTGCCGCCAACATTGGCGAGACCTTGGCCGAGTGCGCTCCAGATCATTCCACTCATGTCATGCCTCCGCTGCTGCGCGGTTGAACTCTTCCGGGTCGACCTGGTCCATGGCCTGCTGCAGTTGCGTGGTGTCCACGCCTTGCTCGCCCAGGAATCGCAGGATCATCTGCTTGAGAGCCAGCGCCACGTCCGACGGCTTGACCTCGATGCCAGCCGCATCAGCGATGGTGGCGACCTCTTCGAGGACACGGGAGGCGAACAAGGCCAGCAGCTCGTCAGGCACTGCGCCGTCGGTGCGCTCGTCGACAATCGAGATGATCTCGTAGGCCGTGTTGGCCATAGCGTCGACCTTGTTGTTTGCCATCTTCAGGCCGTCGGCAACTTGCGTTGCGGCCTTGTTCTTGTACAGGGCCTCCATCGCAAAGGACATGGCCTGGGTGTAGCCGGGATCGTCCTCTGGATCCTTGTCATCTTCTGGTGCAGGCGCTTCGGCCGGCTGCTTCGCGTTCATCGCGGCGGCCTCTTGGCGCTCCATCGTCTGCGGGTTCTGGCGCTGGATAGGCGCCTGCTGCATTGCGTCGTTAACCTCCGACGCGCCCATGTTTTGCTGAATGAGTCCGGCCATGTTTGTGCTCCTTAGCCGCCCCACAGGCGGGTGCCGATGTTGGTGTTGTAGCGAGCACGCTCATCAGCGGCGAGCTTCTTCTGGTCCTCGTACTGCTTCTGCGCGCCGTAGCCCTGCATCGCGCTTCCAACAAGCTGCGTGCCGCCACTGATGACGGCCGGCGCGAAGTAGGGGCTGGCCATCATCTTGCCGATGATGCCGGTGTTCGCGGCCGCGCCCGAGCCGGCGGCCTGGCCAACAAAGCTGGCGGCGCTTGGCGATGCGGTCAGTGCGTAGGGGGATGCTGCGGTGCCACTAAGGACCGACCCGCTGCCAATGCTCGATCCCACCCCTGGTGCCAGTTGCGCCGCGTTGCCGGCCTGCACGCCCATCTGAGTTGCTGCGCTGCTGGTGGCTCCGCCGAAACTTTGGCCAGCAGCAGCAGCGCTTTGTACGGCGGTAGACGCCCCCTGCGCGAGCTGACCGGTGAAGCCCTGGGAAAGCGCCGAGCCAGCGCCACTTATGTTCCCACTCGCTATCGCGGAGAAGGCATTACTTATCCCTGTCGCAGCACTCGATAGGCCTGAGCCCATCCCGGATAGGAAGCTGCCGCCGGCGGCCGAAGCATTGAGGCCGCCCATCAGAGCGGCACCGCCGAAGTACACCGCCGCGGCAATCAGCACGGCCTTACCCAGCTTGCTCTTGGCTACCTTCTTGACGCCTTCGACAACTTTGCCGACCGCGCGACCGACGCCCTTGACGACCTTGCTCATGCTGCACTCCTAACGTAGGACAGGTTTTGAGATTCACGGGTGAATCCAACCCGCCTCAGAAATTTGATCAGGCGCGGATCAGCGCCGGGCTCCAGCTCCAACACCGCGACCTTGATGGCCGACCGGCTCTTGACCCAGCGAGCGAACTCGCGCATCAGCGGCAGCCCAGCACCCGGCACGCGGCTGTAGTACAGCAGCACCGAGCACGAGAGCTTCTTGAACCAGAAGCTCGGCTGCACCACCGCGCCGACGCACGCCTGCACCTTGCCGTCCACCTCGGCCACGTAGACGAAGTGCGCGGGGTTCAGCGCCGCACGCACTGTGTCGGCCATCGCATCGCGATCGACCTGAACCGGCAGCGGATCGCGCGACACCGACTCCACGGCGATGTCGACGATGGCCGGCACGTCTTCGAGCTTGGCCTTGCGGCAGACGATCTTGGTCATCAGGGATTAACCCTCGCGTTGTTGATGATGCCGCCAGTGTTGCCTCCAGTACTGCCACCCCCAGTGCTGCCACCACCAGTATTACCGCCGCCGGTGTTGCCGCCACCTGTGTTGCCGCCGCCGGTGTTGCCGGTGATCCGGTTGTAGTCGGCCACGGTGAAGTTGGTTCCCATGGCTTGGTTCCACAACGCCACGGCTTGATTCGGATCGGTGATGCCCATCCGCCTCAAGTAGTCCAGGCCCGCTGCGGTGCCCATGTCGGCGCTGCTTGATGCGGCGGAGATGGCGGCCTTGAGGCCAGTCACGCTTGCGCCTGGGGTCACGACACCTGCGTTGCCGCCGGGAGCGGCAATCGTCGGCAACGTCGTGTTGTAGAACGTCGAGCCCCACTGCATCGAGGAGTTGGCCACATCGATCACGTTTTGGATGGCGGCTTTCTTTGCCGCCGGGTCCAGATTGCCATCGGCCTGGATCGCGTTGACCTGGTTCGTCGTGCTGATCGTGAGGTTGGCGGCAAAGCTCTTGCTCACGCTCGCTTGATTGAGCGTGTCTGCCAGCTTGGTCATCGCCTCTTGCTGGTCGCGGTCGAGCTTGGCTTGGGCGGCCTGGAAATTTTGGCGAGCAGTCTCCGCATCCTGGGCCGCTTTGATCTGCTTGTCGGCGATCGCCGTCTGCTGCACACGATCCAGCTCGGCCTGCTTGGTCTGGAATTCTTGACGCGCAGACTCCAAAGCCTTGTTGGCTTCGATGCTCTTGTCGGTGAGCGCAGCCTGCTGAGCGCGATCGAGTTTGTTCTCGGCCGCGGTGAATTCCTGCTGGGCCTTGGCCAGCGTCACCTGCTGTGCACGATCCAGCTCATTCTGAGCAGTCTGGTATGCCTGCTGAGCAGCCTGCAGGTCCTTCTGAGCTTGGATCGACTTGTCGGTAAGGGCGACCTGCTGTGCGCGGTCCAGAGCATTCTGTGCCGCCGTGAAGGTCTGCTGAGCCTGCAGCATCGTGGTCTGCTGCTGACGATCGAGCGCCGCCTGTTCGCCCTGGAAGGCGCGATTGATGATGCCTTCCTTGGCCTGGAACTCTTGCCGCGATTGCTCGAGCGCCTTAGTGGCGTCAATCTGCTTATCGGCCAGCATGATCTGCTGAGCACGATCGAGCTCGTTCTGCGTGCCTTGGAACGTGCGGTTGGCTTCGGCCAGGCTCAGGGCCTGGGCACGGTCGAGACCAGCCTGCTCAGCCTGGAAGGAGAACCGCGCAGTCTCTAGGGCTTGCTGCGCCGTAATGTTCTTGTCAGCCAGCATCAATTGCTGCGCGCGGTCCTGCTCGTTCTGATTGGCCTGGAACGTCTGTGCGGCCTGCGCCAGTGCGGTCTGCTGGGCGCGGTCAAGCTGAGCTTGCTCGCCCTGGAACTGACGGTTAATGATGCCTTCGCTGCGCTGGAATTCCTGGCGCGATTGCTCCAGTGCCTGCGTTGCGGTGATCTGCTTGTCGGCCAACATAATCTGTTGGGCTCGATCAAGCTCATTCTGCGTACCCTGGAAGGTGCGATTGGCCTCGGCCAGGCTCATTGCTTGAGCGCGATCAAGTCCGGCCTGCTCTGCCTGGAAAGCAAAGCGGGCGACCTCCAAAGCCTGCTGGGCCGCAATGTTCTTGTCGGCCAACATGATCTGGGCAGCACGATCCTTTTCCGCTTGGGAAGCCTGGAAGTTCTGCGATGCCGACTGAAGGTTGGCCTGCTGGGTCCGGTCCAGAGCAGCCTCGCCACGCTGGAAGTCCTGCCGAGAACGCTCAAGCGCCTGCTGGGCTGAGATGTTCTTGTCAGCCAGCATGAGGTCGGCGGCGCGGTTGCGTTCGCCTTCGGTAGCCTGGAACGTCTGGGCAGCCGTCTGCAGGGCCGCCTGCTGCGTGCGGTCCAGTGCGGACTCGGACCTTTGGAAGCTCTGACGCGACTGTTCCAGCGCCTGCTGCGCCGAGATGTTTTTGTCGGCCAGCATGATCTGCGTGGCCCGGTCCTTCTCGGCCTGTGTTGCCTGGAATGTTTGGGCAGCCTGGGCAAGGTTCGTCTGCTGCGTCCGATCGAGAGCGGCTTCGCCCCTCTGGAAATCCTGCCGTGCGCGCTCGAGCGCCTGTTGCGCCGTGATGTTCTTGTCCGCGAGCATCAGGTCCGCGGCCCGGCTCCTCTCGCCTTCCGATGCCTGGAACTGCTGAGCTGCCGTCTGCAGGTTGGCTTGCTGTGTGCGGTCGAGCTGGTTCTCGGCGCGCTGGAACTGCTGCCGGCTGGCCTCGAGGGCTTGCTGAGCAGAGATGTTCTTGTCGGTCAGCATCAGTTGCTGAGCCCGATCCAGCTCCGCTTGAGTGCCCTGGAACGTCTGCTGGGCCTTCGCAAGATCGGTCGCCTGCTTGCGGTCAAGCCCGGCCTGTTCAGCCTGGAACGCAAAGCGTGCCTGCTCGAGGGCCTGGTTCGCAGTGATCTGCTTGTCCGCCAGCATGAGCTGCTGGGCGCGATCCCGCTCGGCCTGAGAAGCCTGGAAGTTCTGAGCCGCCGTGGCCAGTGAAGCCTGCTGGTCGCGATCAAGCTGAGCCTGGCCGGCCTGGAACGACTGCTGCGCCTGCTGCAGGGCCTGCTGCGCGGTGATGTTCTTGTCAGCAAGCATGATCTGCGTGGCGCGATCTTGCTCTGCTTGCGAAGCCTGGAAGGTTTGCTGGGCCTTAGCCAGGTCCATCGCCTGCTTGCGGTCCAGGCCGGCTTGCTCGCCCTGGAACGACTGGCGCGCAATCTCGAGTGCCTGGTTGGCCAGGATGCTCTTGTCGGCGAGCATGATTTGCGCGGCGCGATCCTGTTCAGCTTGGCTGGCCTGGAACTGTTGCGCCGCGGTCTGGAGCTGGAACTGCTGCTGGCGGTCCAGATTGTTCTGCGTGGCCTGGAAGGTTTGCTGCTTCTCCTGCAGCGTCGACTGCTGAATCCGATCAAGGTCCGCCTGAGCGGCCGTGAATTTCTGCTGAGCGAGCTGCAGAGCCTGCTGTGCTTCGACCGACTTGTCGGCCAGTGCGGTCTGCTGTGCGCGATCCAGTTCAGCCTGGGCAGCCTGGAAGATCTGTGTGGCCCTGGTCTGCTCCGCGGTGAACGCCTGGCCGGCAGTGCGCTCACTGGTCGTGAACTTGCGACCGGCCTCGTTTTCGCTGCGGGTGAACTCCTGCTCACCAAACTGCAGGCCGAACTTGTTCTGTTCAGAGGCGTTGAACGCGCCGGCCTCATTGGTGAACTTCTGGTTGGCCAGGGCCTGGTTGGCGTAGGTCTGCGCGTCCTGCTGCGCCAAGGGCGTGATCTTGTCGATCATGGCCGCCACGCCGGCGCCCTGCGCCATGGAGCTGTTGACCAGCCCGCGCTGGTTCATGTTCTGCATCGCCAGCGTGCGGGCACGCTGCATCAGCGGGTTGTCCTTAGCCAGCAGCGACTCGACCTGGCCGGCCGAGGTTTCGGTCTGGCGATTCACCTCGCGCATCTGCGGGGTGTAGGTCTGAGCAGCAGCCATGCCGCTTTGGATCGCGCTGCCGACGATGCCATTCGACGACGACCCCTGCTGTTGCTGCTGGGTGTCGAAGGGATTGTTTGGTACCGTGGTCGCCATGCTGTGCCCTCAAGCAAAAACGCCCCGTTCAACGAACGAGGCGGCTCCGGGAAAGTCCAAGACGGACTGGCCCGAAGCCAATTCTAAATCATTGTGATACGTCACGCCAAGCCCGAATTCAGCACGGCCAAGGCTTCCTTGATGTGCTTCTTCCGGTCCTCGATCCCGATCGTGCCGCCGTTGATTTTCTTGGTCAGGCCGACCCAGTCGCCGGCTTCTGCCAGGCGGTTGCAGTCATGGGTCGACCAGAAGTAGCCGGCCGTCAACGCGGCGTACCGGGGCTGAGCCACCAGGTCCGGCTCCATCACCAGGTCCACCCCCAGCGCCTGGCCGGCGTGGTAGTAGTTGGCGTGCCCGGTGAGCTGGATGCAGCCGCGGCCGCGGAATCGGTAGCCGTCGCCCGACGCCTCGTCCCGGTTGCCCATCCGGCCGCCGTAGATCCGGTTGGCGATCTTCTTGGGCTGCCTGGCGTACTCCTGGGCCTCCTCGGGGGTGAACCCCCACGCGCGCCTGGGCGTGCGCGGGAACAGGCGCAGGAGCGTCTCGGCGCGGTAGTTCAGGTTCTCCTCGAGCACCCGGAAGTTCGCGCACTCGTGGGAGCACTGGCCGATGAAGGCGGCGATCTGCTGGGGTCGGGTAATCCCGAACTGGCTGAACGTCTCGTTCAGCGGGTCGACCCACTCGGGCCCGATGCGCAGCTTGGCCAGTTGCTCAGCGTTGACCATTGATCTGCTCCCTCATCTGGTTGTAGGCGTCGATGCAGGCGTTGAGCTGGGCAGTGTTCCGATCCGCCTGGGCGACTATTTCTGCGATGGCTGCGAGGGTTGCTCGCTCGGCATCAGTAGCTTGGTCAGCCTGTCGGTCAGGTTGACCTCCCGCTTGGTCCCGATCTCCGGCGGCAGGGGCGGCACTTGCGGGGGCTTGTGCACAACTGGGGGCGGGGAAGCGCACCCGGCCAGCACGAATGGCACGATCCAAAGCAGACGACTTTTCGTTGAGCGCATGATTGACCTCCTGCAGCTTAGTGGCATTGCTGTTGAGCTGGAGCGCCATGGTCTGCTCTTTCTGGCGCGCCTCCTCATTCTTCTGCGCGATGGCGGCCTGCATCTCCACGTCGCGCGCAGCCCAGCCGACGTGATGGCCCCACCGGTACAGGGCATAGAGCGCCAGCACCATGGCCAGCGCGATGTAGACCGATCTGGGGATTGGGATCATCCGACCTCCCTGCGTGCGGCGGCCAGCTCTTCACGCTCGTGCTCGGGCTCGAGGTGATCGGGCGGCGTGGTGGGCGGCGGGCCTGGCGTCCAGGTCTCGTCCAGCTCCGGGTTCTGAATGCCCATCCAGTTCCAGTTGGGCATCTGGGTGGGCGACTGCCACGTGCTGGCCTGCGGCCCAAACGACTGGTACTGGCCAGGATAAGGCTGCATGCCGCACGGCGGCCGCGGTGGCTGTGGGGGAGCCCCGAACGCATTGGCAACGGCCTTGCCGGCGCGCTTGCTCATCACGCCACCGATACCGCCGACGATCAGCAGCACGATGTCGTTGAGCATCTTGGTGTAAGCCTGGTCGATGGGTGCCATCGACTTAATCGGCTGTGTCACGAACGTCACCGAGTACAGCAGCGCAACGACGATGAAGCACAGAATCATCGTGACCGCGATGACCACGAAGCCCCAGATGCGGACCTCGAGATCTTCAGCGGTTAGTCTGGGCGTCGGGTGCTGGCTGTTGGGTTGCATTGATCTGCTTCTCCAGAACTGGCGCTACCAGGTACTCGGGGCACTGCTGAGTGAACAGGCACTTAGGTTTCTGGCAATCTGGCTTGTGGAAGTTCTCGGGGTTTTGGCACGCATAGCGATAGCGGTCCTCGCACCCGGCAAGGAGCGTCACGAGGATGGCCGCGATCAGAATCCGCATTCCTTGGTCACCTTGCAGTGTTCATAGCCGTAGTAGGCAATGGCCACCATGCCGCCCAACGCGCCGGTGATCAGCAGCGCACCAACAGCGGTCTCGATCATTTGCTGTGTCTGCTTGCGACGGCGCGCCGCCGCCTCTTTCTCGCGCTTGGCCTCAAGGGCTTCGTCGCGGTTCATCTGTGCCACGCGGACCTGAATGTCCTGCCAGACGTCGGCGTTGCCGGTCTGGAAGAACATCATCTTCAGATCTTCCTCGAACTGACGCTGCTGCATCAGTTGCATCTCGATCTGGATGGCGGCGCCCATGTTGGAGCCGCCCTGCTTCTTGGCCTGTCTTACCGCTTTGGTGGCCTCGTGCTTGGCATCAAAGTACTTGCCAAGCAACGGACCCAATGACCGCACATCGTCCACAGTGGACGACGCCTTCTTGATAAGGTTGACGGCCGTCGAGACGGCCGCCATTGCGGTAAACGGGTCGATCACGGTTTGTCGGCTTTGCCGTCCAACTTGTCAAAGATCTGCTGCAGGATGTTCTTCACTTCCGCAATGTCAGATCGATAGTCGTCCTTCTGCACGTAGGTCAAGGACATCTCTGCTTGCTTGTCCTCCAGCCGCTGGATCTTGCGGGTGATCCAGTTGAAGACGAACACCGCAAGGAAACCCGCGACGCTGACGACGATGTTGAAAAGCTGCTGGTTCTCCATGGCGCTACTTGAGAGTCAGTTGGTAATCGGTCGACAGGTACTGGACGATGATCTCGTCGATGATGTTCTGGATCGGCGTGTCCTCCTTCGGACGCACCTTGTACCGGTTGGCTTCGAGCCACTCACGCTGCTGGTACAGGATCTCCGCGATTGTCCCTTGGTACTCGTTTTCGAGTAGGGGTAAATCCCGGATGCGCTGGCGAGTGCGCCCCATGTACGCCTCGGCCAGCTTGTCGGCCAGGGGCAGGATCTTGGTGTAGAACTCCTCCAACCCCTTGTGGCCGGCGTAGCTGCCAGGCCCTTCAATCGCGAAGTGCTCGCGATGCGCCAGGTCACGCGCCAGGAACAGGAGTGCGATGAATTGGCCGATCATGTTGCGGTCCTTCAGCAATGTGATAGTCAGGCCCAGGAAGCGGTCGGCCGGGTCGGCCACTCGCTCACCGTCACCGGCGGATCCACCACGATGGCTCTTAACGCCAGCCGGTAGGTGTCGAAGTCCGAACCGTTCACAAGGTGGGGCGTGTTCGACGTGTTGCGCACGCTGGCCAGGTCAGCCCAGTCGGACTCTTCCAGCAGCTCCTTGGCCCGAGCGGTATTGGCCGCCTTGAACTCCGCATCCTTGCGCGCTTGGTACTCCGCCTCCTGCGCAGCAGCCGTGTGCACCGTGCCATCCGGGTCGGTGTAGTCGGCGAACACAGGGCCGAGCACGTACTTGGTGTACCAGTAGCCGTCTTCGCCCTGCTCCACCCCTTGGCGCATCGAGTACTGATAGATCGTGCCGCCCGTCGCCGGCGGGCCTTCCAAGACCGCATCTGCGCCCAGGGCGTCTAGGATCTCGGTGGTCGTGATCTCCCAGGTTGGACCGTCGTTGGCTTTGATGTAAGAGCGGAACTCGCTCTCAAACATCACCTGCCCCGTGGATCGAATTCTGATTTCCATGGCTGTTCCTTATGCGATGGCGATGTACAGATACTGACCCGCCCCGTTGTTGATTGGTGACGCGGTCGCAGTGATCTCAAAACCAGCAGTCCCGTACTGATTGACCCAGTTCGTACCGGTTACCTCTGCTGTGGCACTGTTGATCCTGAGGTAAGGCTCGTTGGAGATAGAGACGCCCCGGGCCGTGTCCCATACGAACCAGTCACTACCAGTACCGTTTGTGCGCTTAATCATCAAAAAACGGAAGCCACTGGTGAAGCCGCAATCGAACTGCAACAACCCGCCGCCGGAGCCAGAGTAGGTGCCAATCTTGCAGATGCCGGGGGCGGACGCAAACAGATAGGCGACGTAATTGCTGCCGCTACCGTCAAACGTTGAAAGGCTTGCGACCCCATTGAACGCGGCAAGGTTCAGGTTCGTGGCAGTACCCAATGCAGCCGCCGCTGTGCCTAGCCGCTGGCTTGAGCTATTGAGAACAGCAATTGATCCGCCACCAGCGACAGGCCAATCGGTACTTGCTCCTCGCGACTTGATGATCACCAACTCAGGGGTGACCCCGAGGTTGTGCGCGACGGTCTGAGTACCCGTGCCACTACCGCTGTAGCAGACGACATCGAAGAAGCCCGGCGCGCGCCGGAAGCTGTAATTGACCTGTCCACTGAAAGGGGAGAATACAGAGCTTGGCGAATAGCTCGTGTTGTCAAACCACCGTGCTGGCGCGCCGTAGAAGCCCTCACTATTCGGTGCCGCCGTGTTGAGCGCGTTGGAGATTTCACTGACGCCTGGGGCGGAAACGCCTCTCAGTCGATCACCAAGGAACCATTTGTAAGACAAACTGGTCGACGCCAAGTTGCCGGTAATCATCATGTCGGTTGTGAAACCTTGCGTGATGGCACCTGACCCACCTGTTGTCTGCGGAACGAACACCTGCGTGCCGCTCGTCGGCTTTTTCATCGGGCCGCGACGGATAGCCATGTAGATGTACGTCACGCCCGACTGATTGATGTCTGCTGCTGAGCCCGTTATTGTGAGCCCATCGGCCACCGGTGACATCGTGTACCCGGGATTCTCTGCCCCGCTCAAATTGGGCTGCAGCAACCGTTGGGTCGCACCGTTGGGCAGGCCGCGCATAATGTCTGCAACTTGCCAGTTGTTTGTTGTGCCCGCGGCAACTTTGAACATGATCCACTGCGGCTCCCAGCCAAACGTCAGCTTCTGGCTAGTGCCGTTGCCGGTATATGAGCCGCACGTAATCACATTGTCCGTACCCGTCAGGCCAAAACCTCCTGCGTCGTGGGCGAAGAGGTAGGCGACGTAGGTTTCTCCGGATTTGTTTACATTTAGATCGGTGCCCAAAGAAAAAACTGTGCTTGTTGGTGCTGTGTTATTCCAAAGTTGATTGCCTGCTTGACCGTCACCTGTGGTGTTCAAAAACAGTATTGATTGTTGCGGTAAAAACCCCATTGCCGTGGTTGATCTGTGATATACACCCCAATTGTATATACTATCAGTCGTGCTTTTAATAATGATGCAGCCGGGCACGGAACCAAGATTGTGGGCAACAGTGCGATTTGCGCCTGTCCCCGTATACGTCACAATATCAAAGAACTTCGGCTGCTTGCGGAATGACCAGGAAGCATAGGTTTCGGCGCTGGTGTTGAGCTTTGCCAGTGCGCCAATTGAAAACCCAGTAGCCCCAAAAGAAGTCAGGCCAGTAGACTGTGTTGTTTGTGCAGCAGAAGAATTCGACTGGAGGTCGAATGTTGCACCTCTTGTTGTGTCATACAGCGCATGTGCTGTCGCTCCAGAACGACCCTTCATCCAAACCATCCCGCCCTTGCCAGCCAGGTCAATCCCGTTGGTGATGGTTTGTGCGGCGCCCGTGCCCGTGTAGAGCCACGTCGAGAAAACGTCCTCGATGTAGACCGGCTGCGCACCGCCAAGCGTCAGGCCAAACCCCTGCGCTGACGCGGCACCTTTGGTTTCAAGCAGCGGCATCGTCTACCCCTTATGCGAACTTGGTTTGCGAGGCCAGCACGGTGAACGTGGAGCTGCCGGTCTTGAAGATCGTGTACACGTACACGTCAATGCTGCTCGCGTTGCCCGCGGCCGGCGCAGTCCCGCCCTGCCACTTCGGCGTCACGCTGCTGCCGTCGACCTGTACCGCGTTGTTGTAGTAGGCGGTCGAGCCCTGCGGTACCAAGAAGGCCACCGTCATGGACTGCCCAACAGACATCAGGGTGTCGAGACTGGTGCCGCTCGATCCGCGGAAGTTCACCGTCCAGTTGCCGGTGGCGTTGCCGGTGTAGTACAGAACCGACTGCGTCGTGACGTCGAAGTTGATTGTCCCGGTGGCATTCAGAGCAGTGACCGTGGCCGCTTCCGCAATGTCAGAGAACACAGCAGCGACCGCACTTGCCGAGCCATTGAATGTCGCGGTTGCATTGAACGTCTGGGCAGCACTGAAGGTCTGCGCAGTTCCAAGCGCAGCCAGGGTGCTGTTGGCATCAGGCAGCGTGTACGTGCGAGCAGCGGACGGACCGCTGATTGTCAGGGCCTGCGTGATCGTAGGAACCGTCGTGTTCGCATCCGGCAGCGTGATCGTCCGCGCTGCGCTGGGGCCGGTGAAGGTGAGCTGCTGCGCAGAGATCGGGATGTTGGTGTTTGCGTCAGGAACGGTGATCGTGCGGTTACCTGACAAAGCTGCCGGAGTAATCGTGGCGCGCCAAGCATTGACCCCAGCCGCGCGGCCGGTGACGACGATGCCGTCTTGACCGGTGGTTGTAGACGTGAGGAACGTGACGCCACTGGCGTTGCCAAAGGTCTTGGCGCCGCTGAATGTCTGGGTGTCTTCCAGGGTCGCAACGGTGCGAGTTGCAGAGCCGTTGCCAAACGAAAGGACGCCGCCAAAGTATCCGATCTGACCTGCCGTAGCGCCGGCTGCGCTAAGCGAAAGAATAGGGGTGGTCAGCGTCTTGTTGGTCAGCGTTTGGAAATCGGTGGTGCCGACAATCGTGCCACTAGGGGCAGTAAGAGATGTGCCCCATGCGCTTCCCGTGGACACTGCGATGCCCGCGCTGGGGTACACCATGGTCGAGCTTGCAGCGATAGTGATGCTGCCAGCGCCGTTGGTGATGGAGATCCCAGAGCCGGCCGTGAGTGTGGCGCGAGTAAAGCCGCTGCCGTTGCCGATATCGAGTTGGCCGTTGCTGGGGGTTGAGGTCAAGCCCGTGCCACCGTTGGCCACTGGAAGCGTACCGGTAACACCGGACGTCAGGCTGACGTTCGTGATGGTGTTGCTTGCGCCGCTGATGGTCTTGTTCGTCAGCGTGTCGGTCGTAGCCCGACCCACAAGCGTGTCAGTGCTTGTCGGCAGGGTCAGCGTACCGGTGTTGACGATCGTGCTAATCGTGGGGGACGTGAGCGTTTTGTTCGTCAGCGTCTGAGTGCCAGTGGTCGTGACGTTAGGCACCGTGCTGCTGGTCCAGCTCACGCTCAGGCCGGGGATGCGGAACGACGTGATCGAGGCGTTACCAATCGTCACCTCGTTGGACACCGTGGCAGAAGATGCCGCGGCGTTGTAGCCGATGATGATGTTGTTGGAGCCGGTCGTCAGGTCGTTCGTGCCGGACGATCCTGCGCTGTCGCCGATGGTGACGTTCTGCGATCCAGTCGAGATCTTGTCGCCAGACTGGAAACCGACAGTGACGTTGTTGTCGCCGGTTGTGATCGCGTACAAGCTCTGCGAGCCGATCGCCGTGTTGCTAGAAGCAACAATTGAAGTGTTAGAAACGTTGTAGCCGGCCTGGTATCCAACATAGGTGTTGTTCGTGCCGGTGTTGCCGCCCTCGGCCCGACCGGCCTGAACGCCGATATGGACGTTCTGAGCGCCAGTCGACCCCTGACCTGAGAAGAGGCCAGCATTGATCGTCGAAGAACCAGAGGTTCCGCTCTGGTACCCGATAGAAAGCGTCACGCCGTTGTCGGCAATGGGAACTGCAATCGTGCTCCAAGACAAAGTGCCCGAGCCGTTGGTGGTCAACACCTGACTGGCAGAACCATCCGCTGCTGGCAGGGTCCAGGTCACGTTGGACGCCACAGTGGCCGGGGCCTGGAAGGCCACCCAGTTGCTCGAATCAGCGTCGGCAAACCGAAGGTCGGTTTGCGCATTGAGCGTCAGGTCGCCGGTCATCGCGCCGCCGGTCAGCGGCAGGTAGCCAGCGGCAGGCAGGTAAGCCGCCTGCCACGCGGTACCGGAGTACACGCGCATCTCGCCGGCCACACTGTTCCAGTACAGGGCGCCGGTCAGCAGCGGGTTGCCGTCGTTGTCGACCGTTGGATTGGACGTCTTGCTGCCCAGGTATCGGTCATCGAACTCGTCGTAGCTGTTGGCTGCGGCGGTTGCGCTGTTGGCCGCGGCCGTGGCGCTACCAGCGGCGGCAGTCGCGCTGTTGGCGGCGTTGAGCTCACTGGCGGCAGCGGCCGACGCGGAGGCAGCCGCGCTGGTGGCGCTGCCCAGGATCGAGTCCACGTAGAACTTGGTGGCCGCATCCTGGTTGGCCGTGGGGTCGGCCATGCCGGTGATCTTGTTGGACCCCATGGCGATCGCGCCGGACATCGTGCCGCCGCTCAGGTTGAGCTTGAGCGCCAGGGCGGTGTCGACCTCGGTCTTGGTGTAGGCGTCGGTGATGCCGTAGCCGGAGATCGTGGTTGGGTTGGTGCCGCCGGTTGCCCGGCCCCACTGGTCGACGGTGATCGAGCGGTACGTGCCGGCCGTCACGCCGGTGGTGGCCAGGTCGAGCTCGTCAGCGCCCGCAACAATGCGCGAGCTCGAGGCGGTGTTGACGTTGAGCGTGTTGCCGGTCTTGGTCATGCCGGTGCCGGCAATGACCTGGCCAGCGCCGGAGAACTGCACCCAGGTGACCGAGGTGCTGCCCAGCGTGCCGCCGGCCGTGACCGTGCACACGTAGCCGTTGTTCGCGCCGGCCGTGCCGGCCTCGACGAACGAGTAGGCGTGGACCAGCTCGTCCCAAGTGTTGGCGTCAGCCGAACGCGCCCACGAGCCTGCGGCAACTACGTAGATGCCGTTCTCAGACGCGGTGGACTGGTCCTTGACCAGCACCCGGTCGCCAGCGATCACGGCCACGCCGTCGATCGTCTGCGTGCCGGACAGCGTGATGTTGGCGGTCGTAGCCACCCTGCAGCTTGCCTTGGCGTCCAGGCCCTGCACCGAGTTGTCGACGTAGATCTTGGTCGCTGCGTCCTGCGCATTGACCGGGTCTCCCATGCCCGTGATGCGGTTGGTGCCCATCGCAATGGCACCGGACATGGTGCCACCGGTCAGGTTGAGCTTCAGCGCGTCCTGCGTGTCGACGTAAGCCTTGTTGGCCGCGTCGCCGTTGTTGGTCGGGTTGGGCAGGTTGATGATGGTCGCGGAGCTCCCCGCGTCCATGTCGAGCTGGCCATTGATCGTGACGTTGTTGAACTGGCTGGTGCCGCTGGTGGCCGTGACGTTGCCCGTCACGTTACCCGTCAGGTTGCCAGTCACGTTGCCCGTGACGTTACCGGTGAGGTTGCCAGTGACGTTGCCGGTCAGACCCGAGCTGGCGGACAGCGTGGTGAACGCGCCAGACGACGGCGTGGTGCCGCCGATCGGCGTGTTGTTGATCGTGCCGCCGGCGATCGTGACAGCCGAGCCCAGGCCAGCCGTGCCGTTGACTGAGAGGTTGGTGAAGCTGCCGGCCGCGCGTGTGGTCGCGCCGATGGGCGTGCTGTCGATCGTCGAGCTCGTGATGGCCAGGCTCTGCAGCGCGCTCGATGCAATCAGCGCCGTGCCGCCGGCGTTGATCATCGCGACCTTGTAGCCGTTCCCGGTCAGTGTCGGCAGCAGATTGAAACCCGCGGTGATGGAGTCCAGCTCCGAGCGCATCGCGGTTGACGAACCCGGCGAATTGGGCGTCGGGTACGTTGTATGGTTGTAGTAAGAATTCGACATCAGCGCAGTCCTCGACGCATGGTGTAGTGCACGATGATGGTGTTCACCGTGAACTGCTCAAATAGATCCGAAGCACAAGAGATTCGGATTGCGATGTTCTCCGCCGTGCCGCTCACCTCCACTTCAGAGGGGGTCACGTCAGAGCCGTCCCAGACGAAGTTGTCCCAGATCATGGAGTCCCAGTAGCTCGAGCGCAGGTCCGCTTCGTAGGTGGAATCAAGCGCCTGCGGGATCTCGGAACGCCGATACCCAAGGTCGTACCCGAACTGGATCTCGGCGTAGTAGTTGCCGGAAAGCTCGACGCTTCCACGGCGGTAACGCTTGAGGATTCGAGGGGATTTAACCGAGTCGTAGACCAGGTTGAAGCTGGCCGGGATCACGTTTCCATCGAAGCTGGTCCCCACGTCGAGCTGGTAGACGTAGCCGTTGTCCGAGCCGAAGAACGAGACGGCGTTGCCGTTTGCGTTCTCGCCCTCCACACAGACCAGGACCGGGTTGGCGAACTCCACCGGCATGGTGCCCAGCAGCTTGCCGTTGACCATCGTCATGTAGACGCCAGTGGCATCGCTGAAGAACACCCGGTACTGACCCTTGACCCGGCTCAGCGAGCTGGCCGTGGCCGTGTTGATCCTGTTCTCCAGGTACGGCCGCAGGTTCATCGTCAGAGACGCCGGCAAGAAGTTGCCGAAGTTCAGCGTCGTGCCCAGGCCGATGATCCCGCGGTCATCCAGCACGTAAGCCTGGTCCATGTTCTGCGCGGTGTACGGCACGGCGCCGGTACCGGTGTTGAACGTGGACAGCGCGAAGTTGGCTTCGCTGGTGCCGTACAGCACCGACGTGTCGCGCCTGGTGTAGACGCCCAGCGCGCCCGAGGACTGGTCGCCGGGCAGCACGATCAGGTTGGTGATCTGCGCAGCCAGGGCAATCTCGCCAGCGCCAAGCACCGGGTCCCAGCGGTAGGGGTCACCTAGTGCAGAGAACTGCAGCGAAGCACCGAACGACAAGAACAGGTGCTGCTTGTGCACCGCAATGTGCGTCGGCTTGTCGTTGGGCATCGTTGAGTTGATCGGCACAAACGTCGTGCCGTCGAACTCGAATGCCCGGTTCTTGCCGTCGCAACCGTACAGGCGGTAGTTCGCATCCCCGCCGCCGAAGTTGCCGACCACGGTCTCAAAGCGGCCATCCTTGGCCAGCGTGATGGCGGCCTGCGTGCCGTCGGCGTCCGCGCTGTGCGTGCCGCCCACGCGAAGCTGCTCGTTGTTCTGGAAGGTCCCGGTGATCGACGCGAAGATCAGCCGGCCAGCAGCGTCGTTGGTCGACCAAGCTCCAGACTCAATGACAACCCGCTTGACCACGCCGGTAGCGCCGCTAGTGTTCCCGACGACCGTATTGCCGTCGACGATCGCCTGCGTACCGTTGTCGAACTTGAGCTCGAAGCCCAGGTCGACTTTGGTCCAGCCGCTGCTTGAAGACTTGTACATCTCGGCAGCAGTCGCACCGGCGTTGTTGCGCCAGGCGTAGACGGTGCCGTTGTAGATGGCCACACCCAGAATGCCGCCAGAACCCGGCACCACCTGAATGCTCGTGCGGTATTCGTCGGCCGCCAGGTTGCGGTACTGGGCGTCGATCAGGCCGTCGGCACTGACGCCGGCTATATCTGTGATGGTGCCGACCTGCACCGCCGATATGGAGATGCCCTCCTGCTCAACGAAGGTGCCGGTCTGGCGGGTGACCACGACATCGCTGCCGGCCACCGCAATGACCTTGCCGGTGGCCGCTGACGTCATACCGGTGACGGTGTTGCCCACGGCGACCGCGCCGGTCAGCGTGCAGGTCAGGATGTTGTACAGCGCATCAGATGGGCTGGGCCGGCCGTCGAATCGCTCATAGCCGGCGATGCGGGTGTAGCCGCCGTTGACGTTGCACTCGAAGTTCGCTGCCTTGCGCGCGAAGCCGGGCGGCAGCGTCAGAGTCGGGGTGACCTGATCCAGTCCGCCACCCAGGCGGATCAGTTCGTATTGAACGCGAGGGAGCTGGGCTGCTGTGGCCATCTCTACGCCTTACGCGAGCGGGTTCCCAAGGTAGAGCCCGGGCAGTTGCTCGCGCTCGAGCTGGTTCATCAACCGGCTGAATTCAGTGTTGCCACGAGTCAGGACCTCGGGCGCAGCCTCGTACAGGCCATAGAACTGCATGGCCTTGTAGACGATGACCATGTGCAGGTGAGACGGGATCTCCGGCACGTCGGTGTTGGCCGACAGCGAAGTCGGCAGGCACTGGTACTCGCCGCTGATCTTGTAGACGTCGTTGGGCACCTGGCCCAGCATGACGGCCTTGCCCTGCGGATTGATCGCGAAGACAACCGGCCGGCCGTCCACCTGCACGTTGAAGCGGTAGGTGTTGCGGAAGACCTGGTACTCCCACTCCACCAGCCACTGCTCATCCTGCACGCCGATGCTGACCCGTTGGCAGCGGAAGGTATCCGGCCACCAGTAGCGCAGGTCAGTCATCAGGTTGCCGGTGACGGTGTTGGTGGTGCTGAACGGCAGGTAGTCACCCGTGCTGGCCACCGTGTTGAATGCGAACTGCTTGCGCATCCAGCCCCAGTTGTCGAACATCCCCTGGATCTCGACGTATGCGTCGTTGGTCCAGTTGACCAGCTTGGCATACATGCCGGTCTGGCCCGTCACAGAGGACGGGCCGCCACCAGTGACGCCGCACTCGACGGCCAGGCGTTGCGCAAGCTGCAGGAAGTTCATGTCTTAGATGGGGTTCTTCAGGAGCTGCTTGAGCCAGGGCACGCCTTGCTTCGGATTCGGATCGTGCATGACCTGGAACGGGTACGTGAGAGACAGCACATTTTCTTCCTGGAATCCCATGCTTCCATCGGGACTCACCACCTTGCGCTGACGCACACGCGACTGCTTGGCTTGCGCCAGAACGGCGACGTGATACCGGCGCAGCTTCGCTGTCTCGCCGCGGATCACCATTCGATAGTCGCCGTTCACATTGACCTCGACGAACGATGCCTCGTTCTCGTTGTTGGGTTCGTTGAAGAAGACCTCCAGCTCATCGCGCATGAACATCTCTTGGTCGATCTGGTCGGTGCGGATCACGCGGTCGGTGTCGATCTCGACGCCGCCAGGTGCCGACGCTTCGGCCGCAGACGTGACTTTGCCGACGATCTCTACGTCGTCCGATGCGACAGAGCGGTTGCGCTCGTAGCTGTTGATCTTGCTCATGGTTGGGTCTCCTTGGGGTTACAGGGCGGGGGCCACCCGAAGGTGACCCCCTGTTGCCGACTTAGGCAGTCAGCGGATTGGCCGGCATGTCGGCCAGGTTGTAGAACGTGTCGGTCACGCCGGAGGCCGACAGGTCGGTGCCGCCCGGGGTGAACGTCGTTCCAGCGGTCAGCGCAACGCGCAGGCCGCCGATGGGGCACAGGCCAACGGGAGCGTCAGGCCACTGCAGGGCGATGCGACCAGCGGCCAGCTCGGCGCTGTCCACGATCGGGCCCGGCAGGATCGACACGGCACCGGCGGCATTCAGGAAGATGCCGTAGATGCGGGTCGAGCCGTTCACGCCACCGGTGAAGCCGCCATTGACAGCCTGGATGCCACCGGCAGCCGCCTGGTACACCGTGGGACCGGAGTAGCTGATGGCGATGTTGTCGGTGACCGCCTTGGTGAAGAACTGGCCGTCGATGACGTACTTGATCTCAGTGGCGATCTGGATGGTGTTGGCGTTGGTGCCCTCGGCCAGACCACCGCTGTTCAGGGCCATCGTCAGGCCGCGGTTGAGGGATTGGTTGTCAGACATGATTGGTTTCCTTCAGAAAGAGTTGCAGAAGACGGGGGCCGAAGCCCCCAGTCATCACAGAGCCGAGCAGGCAGCCTCGATGCGGACCATCCAGTTCTCGTTCAGGCGCACAGCGTTCTTGTAGAAGTTGGCGCCGACGTAGCCGAACTGGCCCATCGGGTTGGCGTGCGTGATCTGCTTTGCCGGCAGGTAGATCGGCTGGATCGCGCCCATGCCCTTCAGAGCAACCTGGCCCCAGGCTTCCTGAGCCACCACCATCACGGGGTAGACGTCAGCCGTGGTGCCGGTGTTGCCACCGTTGGACAGGAAAGCGCCGGCAGTGACCGTGCCACCAGCCGACAGGAACGGCTTGAAGTACGGCGAGGTGATGATGCGGAAGCGCTCGATCGTGCCGATTTCACGCTCGTGCGTGGGCTTCTGCTGGCCGTAGCGGGCGACGGGCACGAAGCCGGTCAGGTTACGGAAGTCAGCTTCCATGTCGGTGTGGATGAACACCAGGTAGCCAGGTTCGATGGCGGTGGTGTTGAAGTTCACCGACGAGGCGAGCTTCTCGGTCACGAGCTGA